TCAGTGACCACTCCTGCGGCATGACCGCCAAATGGCAGCCCACCTCAACGTGTTGCCGGGCGGCGGTGATGAGCGCCGAGATATAGGAGTCGTCCTCATCGCCGTCCACACGCAAATGACTCTTGGCATCAGCCAGGTCGACGGGTTCGTCCGCCGGCGGAGTGGTCACTGTCCAGGCCATGCTATTCCTCACGCTCCCGAGCCATCTCCCTGGCGCGGGCCACAGCCGCTTCGTGGGTGTCGACTTCGCCCGCACTCTCCGCCGCCGCCACCGCCGTGGCATCGGCCACCACCAAGTCGTTGGCGTGATAGCGCTTGCCAGAGATGGTGCAGTCCACCAGCACGCGGGCTTCGGCAACTTCGCCGGGCTCCGGGTCACTGGGTGGCGCAGGGTCGTCACCGCCGCCGGAATCATCCTTCTGGGATTCATCCTGCCCCTGCTGGGCGTCCTGCTGGCCCTGACGCTTCTGCGTCCGTGATTGTCGAGCCATGATTCTGTCCTCCGCTGGCGACCCCGAAGGGTCGCCGTTCTGGTGGGTTTACGCCGCAGCGCCGTGCTGGAAGTGCTTCACCGCACCGCCCACGTCAACGTGGTTACCGCCAGAGCGCATCCAGGCCAGGAAGCCGACCTGGCCTTTCTTCGCGTAAGCGGAGTCGTTGAAGCGGAACAGGGTGAACGCCATCACATCGCGGATGATGTAATTGCTGAAGTCGCCGTACAGCATGGACTTGGCGTCCGGTGCCGGTTCGGCCATGTGTTGGTTGATGGTCAGCGGGCGGCCCATCAGCTCAGCCGGCACACCGCCGCGGATACCGCTGTCGTAGCTGGGCAGGTACAGCGGGCGGCCTTCGTTGTCGACCAGCTTGCGGATCATCTTCACGCCGCTGTCGTGCATCATCCAGCGGTCGTTGCCGTTCCGGTATGCCGGGTCGACGGAGTGCTGCAGATCCAGCAGATCGTTGTAGGTCACCGCCGCGGTGCCGGAGGTTGCCCCGACCTTGCCGGCGGCAGACGCAGTGACGATGCCGGTGGGCTGGTTCGTGCCGGTGCCGACGGTGAACAGGCGGTTGGTGATCCGGCCCAGGCGCTGCTCGATACGGCCGCGAACGAACGCCTCGATGTCGACACCGGAGTCCTGGATCAGCTCGATCGGCACGGTGATCACTTTGGAGCTGAACTTGTAGACGTTCAGCGCCTTGGTGCCGAAGTCCGGATCCGCGTCGGTGGCCGACGTATTCTCCGGGACGATCTCGCCTTCCTCGCTGACGCCGTTTGATGTCGGGTAGTTCATCTGACCGCCGGCCTGCGTCTGGATCACGGTAGCCACTTCGCGCATGCCGCCGTAGGCCTTCAGGGCTTCCAGTACCTGCGTCGCCCATTCCTCGGGCACGGTGTAGCCGCCCTCGTCGCCGGTACCGGTCGACATGGTGTTGCGGACCGCGCGCCAATCCTCGGCACTCAGAGCGGAGTCACCGCCGCGCAGCCACTTGTCGAACACCGGGTTGCCTTGCTCACGACGACCTGCGGCGGGGCGCGGATCCCGCGGCGCGGTAAATTCGTCCTCCGCCTCCAGATCCATCAGCTTCTGCTCACGGCCGATCTCGGCATCCAGCGCCTCAACCTGCTCCATGTTGGTGTCGTACTTCTGCTGCAGATCTTCGGTCCACTCGGGGTGGACGGTTTTATCCAGCAGGTTGCGGGTGTCTTTCACCAGCGCATTGCGGCGCTCCCGCTTTTCTTGGATCGTCTCAGACATGACTGTCTCCATTGCTCTCGGTCATAAAAAAAGCCGCCCGGAGGCGGCTTCTGGTGCGCGTGGGAGCGTCCCTCACGCGGTGCTCTTTTCCATCAGCTTCAGACGCCGCTCCATGGCGGCGAAGTCCGGCCGGTCTGCGGTCGGTTCGCTGGGTTCGATCTGGGGGGCGTTCTTGTAAGCGGACAGCTTCCAGGCGCGGTTCTGCGCCTCTTCGTCAGCGATGGCGTCGACGAAGCCCGCCTCCTTGGCTTCCTCGGCGGTGAACCACGTTTCGGCGTCCATCCACTCGGTGATCTGTTCCGTGCTGGCGCCGGTCTTCTTGGCGTAGGTTTTGTTGATGTCGGCGTCGACCTTGCCCAGCAGGGTGGCGGTGGCGGTCATCTCATGGCGGTTGCCCATGACGATGGTCCAGGCGTTGTGAATCATGAACATACCGCCCTCCGCGATCTCTACCCAATCCGCCGCCATGGCGACGCCGGTGGCGGCAGAAGCGGCCAGGCCGTCGATGTGGGCGTAGACCTGGGCGGGGTGACGCTTGAGCGCATCACCGATGGCAACGCCGTCAAAGACATCGCCGCCCGGGCTGTTGATGCGGACGTGGATGCTGGTCGCATTGGGGTGCTCATCCAAGGCTTCGGCCACTTCCTGAGCGTTCACGCCGCCGAAGAAGCCGCCAATCACGTCGTAGATATAGAGGACCAGCTCGTCGCCCTCGGCCTTGATGCTCCAGGTGCGCGGCTTCTCCGCGTTATCCTTGATCAGTTTAAGCAGATTCATTCGGTCCATTGCTGGGCTCCGGTGCGTAAATTCTGTCCCCGCCTTCTTGCAGCGGGGGGAGGTTTTCGAGGCGCCGCACTTCATTGACGGTCATCCAGCCGGCGGCCTGGGTGCCGCCGAGCGCGTTCGAGTAGTAGTCGGAACGGCCGGCGTGGTCACCGCGCATCAGGCCGGCGGCGCTGTACTCAGCGAAGGTCGAGCCCTGGAACAGTTTTCTGTTCAGCTCGCCCTCGATCCGGTTGAGGTGCGGCTGCAGCGTGTAGGTAACGAAGCCGATGCTCATCTGCTCGATGCCGCTACCCCAGGACGTCGACCCGGTGGTGGAGTTGATCATGTGGTTCGGCGCCCCGAACGCCCGGGCAATGTCTTCCACCTGCCACTTCCTGGACTCCAACAGCTGGGCATCCTTGGCCGTCATCGTCAGCTCTTGGATGTCGAGCCCTTCCGTGAGGATGAGCGGAACGCCGGTGGCGTTCTTCCCGGTGTACTTCCGGCGCCACGCATCCAGGAATGCTTGCTGGGTGTTCTCGCCCATCTTCCCAGTGGCCTTCACGACGTGGTCGATCTTGGTGCCCTGGCCGAAGAAATTGGCAGCGTGATCATCGGCGCTGATGGCAATTCCAATGCCGCTACGGGCGCCATGCTCGATCACCGACATGCCGCGCTCGCCGTTGAAGCCCATGCCTGGGAAATGCAGCATGTCCGCTGCATCACAGCCGAAGGCGCCGTTGTCGCCGTTGACAAGATAGCGCAGCGTCGGGGCCTGGCGCGGGTTGTCGGATAGCACTTTGCGGACCACCACCTGGGAGTGCTTCAGCGGCATCAGGCCAGTAACCTGACCGCTGCGCCCGCGCTGGATATAGCAGAACGAATCGCCGCGCAGCAGCATCTGGATCAGGACGAACTCCCACCACGCCACCGCCGGCCAGGAAGGGGAGGGTTCCCGGTTTAGATACCGGGCATAAGGGTGGTCAATCCGCTTCCGGTCGTCGGCTCCGCTGCGCTCGTAGACGTGCAGCGGCAGAGACGCCACGGCGCCGGCGATAAGCCGGACACAGGAGTACACCGCCGACACCCGCATGGCGGTCTTTTCGTTGACCACGGAGCCGGCCACCCGGGCGTCATCGCCGAACATGCCCCGCAGAACTTCCCAGCTGTCCCCAGTTTCGGAGCGCACCGGTTCCTGCTGCACGGCGTCGAGGTTGCCGACCGGCGGCTCCTTACGCTCAGCCGGTTCCTGTTTACTGCGGAAAATATTCAACAAAGCTCTACAAACCCCTGTTCGATGGTGTCGTCATCCTCCAGCATGGCGCGGCCTATGGCCGAGATCAGAGCGACGATGCCGTCGATCTTGTTCTCGTTCCGCTCCTTGTTCGGGAAGATGTTGTCTTTGCGGTCTAGCTGGGCGACGACGTTGCCAAACATCCACGTCGTCACAGGATCCATGGGCATCTCGAAGCGCTTCTGGAGAATCAGCGCTTCCACCAGCTTCATCGGCTCGGAGAAATTCTTAACGATGGCGCCGTACTCCAGCATCGGGAAACCTTCCTCCCTCATGCGGGTGGCGAACTGAGTCGCATTGAACGGGTCGAACGGGACTTCGACGATCTCGAAATCGCCCTTCATCTCCCGCAGGTCGTCCTCGATGTACCCGAAATCCGTGACGTTGCCCGGGGTGGTGGTCAGCCAGCCCTCTGCCTGCCATGCCTTGTAGCGCGTGTTTCCGCCCTCGAGCACCCTGTCTTCCGGAAGATAGTGCCTCCAGAAGCAGGCCCATTTCCCGTTCTCGTCTTCGGGCGGGAAGAGAATGGCCATAGAGGCCACGTCCAACTTGGACGCCAAGTCGATGCCGATGTAGCACCGCCGGCCCTTGAACTGCTCCAGCGTCAGGTCCGCGCGGCGGCAGGCCTGCAGGGCCAGCATGTTCATCCAGGACGTCTTTGCGCCCACCCAGAGATTGAGGTGCTTGGTCTTAAAGCTGTTCTGCCGCGCCGCACTCCGGCGAGCCTGAGCCAGTTGCCCCTTGAGGAAGTCGGGATCCACCGACACCCCGTAGTTCGGGTTGGCCTTGATCAGCGCCTCTTCGGTGTCCCACTGGTCGCCTTCATCCAGGGTGTAGATGATGCCGAAGATGCTGTCGTCCTCGACCGCACCAGCCAGGATCTGGATCACCTCGGAGCGCTTGAGGTAACACGGCCCGCCCATGTCGGCGCCGGCCGTGGTGATGTACAGCATCATGGGGTTTTCGCGAGCACCCATGCCGGTGATGAACGTATCCACCAGGTCAGAGTTTCGGTGCTCATGGAACTCGTCGGCGATCCCGCAAGAGGGGCTGGCGCCGTCCCCGGGGTTTCCGATGACCGGCTCGAAACGGTCAAGATGCTGAGGGCGCACCAGGGTTTTGGCGTTCACCTCCAGGCCCCACTTCTCCCGGAGCTTCGGCAGGCGTTGGCAGATCTGCTTCGCCGGCCGAAACACCTCCATGGCCTGCTTCTCGCTGGTGGCGCCGCAATACACTTCGGCGCCGTACTCGTTGTCCAGCTTAAGGTGCCCGATGCCCAGCCCGGCAATCCAGGCTGTCTTGCCGTTCTTCCGCGGCACCTCGATGTACGCTTCCCGGAAGCGCCGGCGGCCAGACTCGGCCCAGCGCCACCCGTAGATATTCACCGTGCAGAAAATCTGCCACTCGGACAGCTTGAACTTCTGGCGCTGGGCCGCCCACTTGCCCTTTACGTGGGGCAGCTTCTCGAGGAAGGCGCACCAAGCCTCGCCATCCTCATGAGGAACCAGGTCATCGCGCTGCAGGTCTTTGACGAATCGCCGGCAGGCATTCTTGACGTGCAGACAGGCGGGAGTCTCCTCCGCCAGCACCTGATCGGCGTAAGCCGCTGCACGCTGCCAATACGTCTTCATCAGAAGTCATCGTCATCGTCCGGGTCGTCAACGGAAAGGCTGGCCCGGGCCGATGGGGAAAGGCCGATCTTCGCCATCTCCGACGTGAGCCGGGTGATGCGAGAAGCCGGTACCATGCCTTTCATGTCGCGGAACTCGCACAGCAGGCAGGCAATCACTTCCACCACCAGCGTGTCGGCACCGGTCAGCACGCCCGCCGGCGCAATGCGAACCACCTCACGCCAGCACGCGGCCTGCCCCTTGCTGAGATGGCGGGGTGCAGATTTCGGAAAGGGCGATGAAACTTTCGGCTCTTTCGCCCGCTCGTTGCGGCGCTCGCCGTGTTTCTTGAACGCACCCCGGGCATCGAGTACGCTCGTCGCTGTCCTCGGTCTGCCCATTATCTAACCACTTGATCTGCGCAACCCCGGAATTCATTTCGGAGTCGTAAATAAAAACGGGGGCGGGCGGTACTGTAGGCGCGAAACTTGAACTTTCGACACCCCCGGGCCTGCTCGCCGTCATCGAAAAAGCTGATCGGTCGGCCCTCCCAAGCCCTAGCAGCGTGCCTCCCTTGCGGTCTTAGCCTTGTGGCAGGGGTCACAGATCGCCTGGAGATTGTCGTCGTCATCCGTGCCGCCCTGGCTTTTCGGGATGACGTGGTCGACCTCGACCGCCGGCGTGAGTCTCCCTTCCCGTTTGCAGGGCTGGCACAACCAGTCATCCCGCACCATCGCTGCATCGCGTCGCTTCTTCCAGTCGTGGCCGTACCCTCTCTCTTGCGCGGTCGCGCGGCCCGGCTTGTTCCATCCGCTGGACAGGTGTGCATGCTCCTGGCAGTAGCCGTGGGAGGCGGTCGTTGTCCCTCTGCACATCTGCGCGCGGCACGGGCGCGGAG